GCGACAATACCGTCAACGCGGGTGCGTTCTTCGGTCTGTGCTGCGGTCCGTGCTTCAGCCGCTACGGCCTCCACATCAATTTCCGACGCGGTTCCGCCGGTGTTTTCGATTACCTGTTTAGGCATTTTAGTTTCCTCACGTTCAGAAAGTGGATTGATGACACGCGTTTCATGGTCTACCAGGTCACCGAAATTACGCGCAAAGTTTTCGGCAGCCATCGTGCGACCGACACCGACGGAATCGTCGGCCGGCACGCTTACAAAGCTGATTTCATAGGGTTCCCAGTCCGTGACGCGATATTCGTCCGGGCCGTCTTCCGTTTCTCTTTCCAGCACCATTTCGCGGGCGGCATAACCAAATGATATCTTGGTCCGAATGCCGTCCTGCACGTCCTGGAATATCTCGCTGGCGCGGTCGCTGTTGCCAAATCGAACCAGCGCCCGCCCTACCTTGTCCTTGTCAATGCTGGCGGTTTCGATCACGCCAACATGATCACGCCAATCATGATCTACCAGCAGGGCCCCGCCATTGTTAAGCCGGTCCATGTCTGCCGCGCCAGCGCGGTGGTCCAGTATCTCCATGCCGTACCAGCGTCGTACCGGGATCTCGCTTGAAAATGCGATATCAACCGTCCTGGCTTCGACGTCGATGGTGTCGGTATCAAACTGGGCGGCCCGAAACTGGGCGCCGGTTTTAATCGTTTTATTCGGCATTGTTTTCCTCGCTTGTAGCTACAACCATATCCATGGCCTGTGATTCACTGATGCCAGCTGCATCTAATTTGTTCTTCCATTCCGTGATCTCTGCCAGTACGGCGGCTGGGTCGCGGCCCATCTCCCTGATGACTTCTGGAGCCGAGCGGATTCGCATATCCAGCGCGGTCTTGATCGCGGTTAGTTCCTTTTGTGGATCCACCCATTGCCAGCGCCGTGGTTGCCAGTCGTGGGGTAGGTATTCTTCAACCGGTCTGACCGGTTCCTGACCCTGTATCGATATCCGTCCAAACAACAGGGCTGACTCAAGCCAGTTGCCATAAACGCGGTCGTGTAGCGCCTCGGATGCCCACGTCTGCAGGCATTGCCAGATGTCACGCTCTACCAGTAACGCCTGGCGTAAGCTGGAGTAATTCGCTCCGGTATAGTCATTCGATAAGCTGGAATAACTAACACCAACACCGCTGGAGAATGCGCGGAGGTTGGCCCCGACAAATGCATCAAATGCAGTGTTGGGCCGGTTGGGTGACCACTCCTTGAGCGTCAAGCCGCGTGGTAACGTGCGGAACACGCCCGGCTCTGCTTCCATCTCGAAGTCGTCATCATTGTCCGGGTCGGCCATGTCGCCGGTGTATTCACCACCGTCCGAATCTTCGCCCTGCTCAAAGAAACCCATGGCGGCAGCGGACACCCTTGCTGCGATCATTTCCGCCTCTTCGTAGCCTTTCAGCATTCCCAGGCGGTACATACCTGCCGCCATCCATGGCACGCCACGTCCCTGAACTGCAAACTCTGGCAGGTATTCATGAATGATCCGGTCGGCTGGTATCCGCCGCCTTTGACTCATATCAACCGTTACGGCTGATGAACTCCACGGGCTGGATGATTGATCCCGCAGCCAGTAGGCCACCGGGCGCCCATCGCTGTTGTATTCGATGCTGGACCGGATGGCGTTTCCATTGGCCAGGTTTTCGTTGAAATCAATCGGTAACAGTTCAGGATCCAGCACTTTAAGCCGATAACCCCAGGGCCGTACCGTTTCCTCGATGGCCAGGAACTCACCATCTACCGCGATAGACTGGATAAAGTCGTTTTGTAGTTGCCACCAGGAGCGCTTGCCCGTGGCGTCAGCGGATCCGCGACGGGACCACTCTTTAAAGGCGGCCTCGATGGCGTCACGGGCCGGGTGATCTGGATCACCCTTACGCATGTTTACCCTGGACTGTACCTGGATCCCGCGCGGGCCAATGATGTTGACCTTTGACAGCCGGACAAACTGCCGGGCCATGTCGTTGTTCTGATACAGATCACGCGACCTTGCCCGCAATACCGTCATACCGGCGCGGATGTCATAATCAGCAGATACCGGGGCCGTCACCCAGGACGATACCAGGCGGTTGCTCTTTGCCGCATCGTATGACCTGCGCCGTTTGTGCGAGCGCTTCTTAAACGGCCACATCAGAACCGCACCCGTATGCGACCGCCGAACGGCCTGCCCTCTCCGGCCTTGGCCGCCCGCTCTTCAGCCCTAAGCTCGTCCTGCAGGAACTTGTAAACCGTGATCAGCTCCGAGCGGTCGTAATACTCGATTTCTCGGTCTGCATATTTAACCTTCTTTTGCTCGGCAGTAGCGACACCCATCAACACTGAGCGTATGGCATCTACCTGCTTACGCAGCGTTGACCTGGCATCGAGGCCGGATGTCTTGGTTTCAAAATCCGAGACAATATCTGTTGTGTCTTCACCGACCTTGTAGCGGTCGGTTCCGTCTGTAACAAACGCCTGCCAGTGCTGCGTGCCCTTGGCCATGGCCGCTGTGACGGTTTTGGTAAACCTGATCTCGAAAGCGTTGGTGGTGCCGACCTGAGTGGCATCAACAATGGTCTGTGCGCCATCAACTACATATATGATCCGTAGCGTCCAGTCGGTTGCAGGGTAGTCGGTAAACCCGACCTCACAGACGACTGTTTCGCCCTGCGTAATTCTTTTTGGAAGTGTCAGCATTATGTATTCACCAATTCTTTACAAAGCCACCCCGGCGCTTGGCTGGTCGCTTGCGGCGACGAACTGCATCCGGCGGGTGTTGCGCCTTTGTGTCCTTTTCGGGTTTCGATTCATTCGGCGCCTGGCGCCGTGCGATTGCGTCAAAGTTGGGCCGTAATATGTGAATTGCTGCTATGCCATATACACGACAATCCAGCGCCTCATTGCGTCCCTTGGCGATCCATACACGGACCGGTATACCTTGCCTGTGCCGGATAACCGGCTTTTCATTTCCGAGCTGCCTGAACCATTCATCGTCGTAGGCTGCCGGCAGGTGGCAGTAACCAGGGCCCGGGGATGTCGTTTTAATGTGAGAGAAGAAAAACAATTCCTTCACCATATCAACGCCAACCGCGAACAGTGGCACCCGGCCCTTGTTGTTTCGTGATGGTTTCGATACCAGTGGGCGGCCTGCTCCGGCCATGCCCTTTAATGCAAACACGCGGCCTTTCCGGCCTCGCACAAAATCATATACCTGGGTCGTGTAATGGCCGCCGGAGTCAATGCCCATGGCTGCAATGTGCAGATCCAGGCCATCGGCCCGCCGCCATGATTCTGCCAGCATGTCTGCCAGGCGCTGCCATAGTTCCGTCTTGCCCGGGTCACCGGACAGCACGCGATAATCAACACCCCACGATTCAAACCCGGCACCCCAGGCGATAACCTCGACTTCAAGCCGATCATCCTGGACGTCAACGCCGGCAGATAACACCAGTGCCTCGGCGGGTGGTTCTGTGTACGGTTCCCGGCGGTTGGCCAGGGCATCGGTATCCAATGCGTCCTCATCCTCGCGCCACGTTTCGCCCAGCGCGGTATTGACCCACGTCTTGAGCTTTTCCGGTGAACTCTTGGAGCGTAGAAACGTATCGCGTATTTTCTTCCACGTTGACCAGGGCGAATAAAGCTCACTGATCTGAAAGCCTGCTATCCCGTTGAACGGCTTGGTGGCAGTCCATTCACCAGCGCGCACCAGCGCGCAACATGCGCGGGCGGTGTTTTTCCTCGATGACTCCACCACATTCCGGGCAGACCATCCAGACCTCATCGCTGACCTTGCCGTCCTCGTCCGTGTCCCATTTCACATTGGCCCATACCAGGCGATGACGTTCGTCACAATGCGGGCACTGGACCAGGTAGTATCTCTGGTCGCTATCTTCAAATGCCGCATCTATGCGGCTGACGCCTTCGTCAGTTGGCGTGCTGAACATGCCATGTACGGCATTCCAGAAATTCGCAGTCCGTTTAAATGCCAGGTTTACCGGGTCGCCCTCGGTACCTGCACTGGCCGGGTATCTGTCAACCTCA